GACGAAGCCAAACGCTTCAGCGGCTATGGCAGCGCATTAAAACCCTCCTACGAACCGGTCCTGCTCTGCCGTAAACCGCTCGAAGGCACCATCGCCGCGAATTGCCTGAAGCACGGCACAGGGGCTTTGAACATTGATGGGTGTCGGGTAGGGGATTTCCAGAATACAACACCGAGCGGAGTAGACCGCAGGAACGCAAAGTTATACGAACTTGGGTATAGGCCCGGCGAGTACCAACAGGGGGAGAAGGTGCCAGATTCACCGCCGGGAAGGTTCCCAGCTAACCTCATCCACGACAATTCACCAGAAGTGCTTAATTGCTTCCCAGAAACGCAAAGTGGATCGGGCAACAAGAATGTCAGAAATCGAGACAACGGGAAAACCCTAGGCAACGGGCTAGGAAAAGGCAACGGCAACGGGATAGGCGGAGACAAAGGCTCCGCAGCCCGCTTCTTCCAATCCTGCCCTGACGATGACCCCGAAGACGAAGCAACCCGGCAACGGCTGTTCTACTGCGCCAAGGCGAGCAGGAAAGACCGCAACGAGGGTCTCGAAGACCCAGGTCCGCAGTTCAAACACGGAGCAACACTTCGCAAAATCGAAAACACGGCGACCAAAGGCAACAATCACCCAACCGTAAAGCCTACTAGACTCATGCAGTACTTATGCAGGCTTGTATCCCCTCCGCCGTCGCCAGACGGCACCCCTCCCGTGATTCTCGACCCCTTCATGGGCAGCGGCAGCACCGGCAAAGCCGCCATGCTCGAAGGACTCCGCTTCATCGGCATCGAGCGGGAGCCTGAGTATTTCGACATCGCGCAAGCGCGCATCTACCACGCAGCAGGCGAACCGGTCCCCGCGAAGCCTGAAACACCCTCCCTCGCCTACATCCTTGGCGAAGACGAGGAACCCGAAGCGCTAACGCTGGAATACCTGCTTAGCTAAGTTCAACACACTACCCTAGAGGGTATGCATGAATCACAATCAAGTCAGAGCCGATATTGTCACTCGGAGGACATACTGTCGGCCCACCAATGATGAAGAAACGGAGTTCGAGACCTGGGAAGGCGGGGTCACTGAGCGAGTCGGCAATCATCAGCGCTGGCTGTGGGAGACAGCGCAAGGTCACGCACTCAGCCCCGAGCAGGAAGCGGAACTCGAAGAACTCAAGGACAACATCCGCGCTCGCCGCACATCGCTCGCCGGTCGAACGAATTGGCTCGGCGGAACCGAACTCGCCAAACGTCGGGCTTCGTCCAACTTCAACTGCTCCTTCCTCGAAGTCACCACGGTCCACGATGTCGTCGACATCTTCTGGCTGCTCCTGCAAGGCTGCGGCACAGGTTTCAAGGCTAAGCACGGCACACTGTCCGGGTTCTCCAAACCCGCGAAGATCACCGTGATTCGCTCCGAGCGCACCGTCGACGACTACCACAACGGTTTCCGCGGTCGCGAAACGAACCAAGAGCGCATCGTCAAGAAGAAAGGCAAATCGAAGTACGTCCTTTCTATCGGCGACTCCGCGCAAGCCTGGGCCAAATCGGTTGGCAAACTGCTCGCCCTCAAGGAGCCCGTCGACGAAATCGTCCTCGACTTCCGCGAGATTCGCGCCGGCGGTGTCCGCCTCAAAGGCTACGGCTGGATTTCATCGGGCGACGAGACCTTCAGCAAAGCGCTGACGGCCATCTGCGGCATCCTCAACGCCCGCTCCGGCGAGTTGCTGAGCAAGATGGACATCCACGACACCATCAACTGGCTCGGAACCACGCTCTCTAGCCGTCGCTCTGCTGAGATTTCAGTGATGGACTTCGGCGACCCGGAATGGGAAGAGTTCGCGCTGTGCAAGAAGGAGCACTTCATCGACAACCCACAGCGCGCTCAGTCGAACAACAGCACCCTGTTCTACCGTAAGCCATCCCGGCTCGAACTCCGCGCCCTCTTCCACATCATGGAAGAAGGCGGCGGCAGCGAACCGGCAATCATCAACGCTGTCGAGGCGAGACGCCGCGCCCCCTGGTTCTCCGGGGTGAACCCCTGCGGGGAAATTCTCCTGTCCGGTTCTGGCAGCTTCTGCTGTCTCGTTGAAACCAACGCGGAAGCGTACAACAACGACTTTGAAGCGCTCAAGCGCGCACACTGGCTCAATGCTCGGGCGAACTACCGACAAACCTGTGTTGACCTGAGAGACGAAGTGCTCCAAGCATCCTGGCACGAGCAGAACCAATTCCTGCACCTTTGCGGAGTCGGGGTTACCGGTATCGTTGCTTGGGACGGATGGTCAGACCGCGCGAAGTGGCGCGAACTGCGCAGCGTTGCACACGCCGGCGCGCACTCGATGGCCGACGAACTTGGGTTACCAAGAAGTAAAGCGATCACGACAGTGAAGCCGAGTGGCAGTTTGAGCAAAATCATGTCAACGACTGAAGGAGTACACAAGCCACTTGGCAAATACATCTTTAATAACATCAACTTATCGGTACATGATCCGCTCGTCGCGCTGCTACAAAACGCCGGATACCACACATTCCCGAATCCGTATGACAGCACCGGTATGCTCGTTCGCCTGCCCGTCTCCTACGAGAATGTCGATTTCGATCGCGTCGAAAAGCCTGATGGTGGCATCCTAGAAGTCAATCTCGAATCAGCGGTAGATCAGCTCGAACGGTATAAGCTACTGATGGAGGAATACGTCGATCACAACTGCTCAATCACTGTGTCCTACTCCCCCGAGGAAGTGCCCGAGATCATCGACTGGCTAGATGAAAATTGGGACTCCTACGTCGGTGTGTCCTTCATCTATCGCAACGATCCAACGAAAACCGCTGCCGATCTCGGCTATCCGTACCTCCCTCAAGAGGTTGTCACCAAAGAGCGCTTCGACGAGTACACCGCGACGCTTTCGCCCGTTGACTTCGGAGACGCCGGCAGCACGCTCGAACTGGAGGAAGATGAGTGCGCTGGTGGCGCCTGCCCTGTGCGCTAATGGTATAACGCACTAGACACCAGCCAAGGAAGGCGCTACACTACCCTCTCACTCAACGCAAAACACAAAGGCACACCCCATGACCCTCAACACCTTCATCGACAACCTCAAAGACGAACTCGTCACCTTCGAGATGCTTTACCGCAAGCAACACAGCGCAAACAAAGACGAAAACCCGCTAGACCGCCCCGAAGACGACTGGGACGCACAGTTCAACGCCTGGCGCACCATGCGTCAAGAGGACTGAACCCCGTGTCAAAGTTTCCGTGCATCCGCCAATGCCAGCTTGATGCCACGGACCATCACTGCACTGGCTGCTATCGCACCCTCGACGAGATCAGCCAGTGGCGCGGCATGAACAGCAAGCAACGCGACACTGTGATCCGCGAACTCCCCAAACGCCGCGAAGAATGGAGCGCCAATGACCGACATCACCACACAAATCAAGCGCGCCCAGCGCCGCGTAGAAGCGGAGCGCGACGAAGCGCTACTCAAAGCGAAAGGGCGATTCCTAACCTTCAATCGCCTGACCAACGCGCAGTTCATTGAGCTGTACCGCATCTACATCGCACAAGGCTACATCGACGACTACCTACTCTCCGACCGCAGCAAACTCGCCTTCCTAGAATGGGCCATCACCCCACCGATCGACGAGGTTATCAATGATCACTAACCACAAAATCCACAGCATCACCCTGACGCTCGAAAGCGCCGACAGCACCGACGCCATCTCCATCGTCACCACCGACGACGCCACATACACCGAAGCCGCCAACGCGGTTAGCGTCACCGTCACCGTCGACAACGTCACCATGGCCGCGACCGAACTCACCGAACTCAAGAGCATCATCGACGCCCTTGTCGCCGCCCACGAATCGCTCGTCGGACTCGGAGTCTAGCGCATGAAACGCAAACCCAACATCGCCATCAACAAGGTCCGAACCGGCACTGGCGACACCGGCACGACCTACCTACGCGAACCCGGCCTACCCAAGTCCGACGCCCTGGTCGATTTCGTCGGCGACCTCGACGAAGCCAACGCTGCCCTCGGCGCCGCGTCGAACGAAGCGCACTGCATCTCCGCGCTCCAAGCAACCCTCTTCACCCTCGGCGCCGGTGCGCACACCACGGACCCCGAGCGCTTCTCGCAAATCGAGCACCGCTTGGAAGAATCGCTCACCACCATCGAGCAATGGATCGAGGACACCAGCACACCCCTCGCCCCACTCGAAGGCTTCATCTACGCGGACCCCGACACAGCACCGCTCATGCTCGCCCGAGCCATCGTTCGCCGCGCCGAGCGATCCGCCGTTAAAGCGGACCAGCAATGGGCCATCCCCGTGCTCAACGCTATGTCCGACTTGCTTTTCGCCCTGTCTTGGCAAAAAGCAAGTTCCGCAGCCAAGCCCATTCCGCAATGGACCGGCATCTAACCCGCTTCGTCCTGCTCATCGCGCTCGCTCAAAGCGCGACGGGCATGACCCTCGAAGAGCGCATTGCGAAATACAAACAGGGCATCGACCCAATAGAGGAGAACAACATGCACATCGAAGTCATCGAACAGCGCGACGGCGGCTACGCCTTCTGCTTCGACGGCAGCGTCGTCCATCCACGCTCAGCCGACTACTACGACCGGCGCACAGACAGCCGGGTTTACAACAACATCCCACGACCCATCGCACCCACCGAAAACAACGAAGAGGAGACCGAAACCCTTGAAAAATAAGAAAATCCAAATCAACATGGACACCCTACTGATGGCCTACGTCGCCGCCGAGTCACTACCCGCGGGCACGCCGCTCTACCTCGACGACGACGGCGACATCGCCTACCCATCGGAACCCGGCTCCGAGATACCTCCGCACTTCACCACCATCGGCATCGCCGAACCGGGACGCTTCCCCCTTTCCAACATCACCCTCACCGAAACCCCGGATGGCGAATGGCGCGTCGCCGGTTACAGCAACGGCTTCGAGTCACGCAAAGACGCCATCGTCTTCGCGCTCAACACCTTGGGCGCCAACCTCGAAGACCTCGAACCCTTCATCGACCACACCGCCAACACCATCGAGCACAACGCATTCATCGCATGAGCATCCTCACCCACACCCAACTCACCGCTCTCGTCAACGAGGGCGCCTTGGAGCACGTCATCCCCGAGCGCATCAATGCCGCCAGCATCGATGTGCGCCTCGGCGACAACTTCCTCATCGAAGACCGCACCCGACCCAGCATCGTCGATCTCAGCACAAAAGAATCGCCACCCATGCTGCACCTCCCGCCTTGTGACAACCACGGCACCATCATCCTACATCCGGGCGATGTCGTGCTCGCCTGCACCGTCGAAGTGTTCCACCTGCCCGACGATGTCGCCGGTCTATTCCTGCTCAAATCAACCCCCGCGCGCGCCTTCCTGAATCACATGAAAAGCGGCTGGATCGACCCCGGCTTCAACGGCTCACCCCTCACCCTCCAGCTCAAAAACGAACTCGCCCATTCGCACCTCCGACTCAAAGTCGGCATGCCCATCGGCCAAGTCGTGTTCTGGCGCGGCGAAGAAGTCCCGCCCTCCGTCAGCTACGCCGTCAAAGGCCACTACAACCAGCGCACCGGCGCCGCGAGGAATCACCATGCTTAGCGAACCGGCGCCGCTTTTGGTCATAGCGTTCGTTGTAATGGCGCTGTGCGCCGGCTCTTATGGGAAGGAATATGCCATCAAGAACCAATGTGATGACACAGGCTACGCGAGGCTATTCGGCGAAACATATCCATGCCACAAATCGGAGAAACACGATGAGCAATGATTCACTCAAGCGCGATTATCAAGTCGGCGGAGACCACTACGCATCGATGGACATCCAACCCTGGGATGTCATCGACCGGTGGCCGATGCACGAACAGATCGGTTTCCATCGCGGAAACGCCATGAAGTACCTGCTGCGTTTCGGCTCCAAGCGCCCTGACGACGCGGCGGCGCCATTAGAAGACGCCAAGAAAGCGTTGCACTACGCGACCAAGCTCGTCGCCACACTCGAAGGAGCACAACAATGACCGCCGATATTTTCTTCGGATTTCTCGCCTGCGGCGGCTACGCCGTCGGTATGGCCTTGATTTTAACGGCTATTATCGGAATCTCCACCAAGGTATAATGTAGTTGACAGTGCCGTAACAAGCGACTAAACTACTTCCCAACGTCACCCAAGACGTTAAACACCGCGCCGCGAGGCGCACCAAAGACAACGGGCAAATCACATGCTAGAACAAAACATCGAAGAACTGACCACGGCGGTCAAGGCGTTGACCGCTGCCATGAACGCGCTCTATACCCAAGGCGCCGAGATCGCCGCACAACCGGTCTCCGCACCTGTACCCCAACCCGCCGCATCGACAACGGACCCGGCTAAGAAAGCGAACCCCAAGCCCGCTGAGCCCGTCGCCGAGAAGCCAGCAGAAAAGCCCGCTGAGCCCACCGCCGAACCCGCCAAGGGAACGGACACCGCGCCGGCGCCAATGGCTGAG